TGATTAACAGATTAGCAGCAGGAGCAAGAATCGATTTTCCACAAATTTGGAAATCAAGTGGCTTTCAACCTTCATATACTTTAACCGTAAGATTATATAATCCAAACCCTCGTAGTGTTGAATCAACAAGAAGACATATTGTAGGGCCAATTGTAGCATTAATGCTTTTGGCTGTTCCAAAAACAACAGATGGAGCAACTTACACTTGGCCATTTTTACATAAGATTGTATCTCCAGGAATATTTGAACTAAATCCTGGATTTATAGGAAACATTACAATTATTAAGGGAGGCGATCAACAGCAAATATCTCAACAACAAAGGCTTGGAATAGTGGATGTAAGAATTGATATGGGAAGTTTATTTAGTTCAATGGTAGCGGGAGGAACAGGAGTTCAACAAAAAACAAGACCTTCAGTAAGAAAATATGTTGATGCTATGTTAAGCCCAAGCCCACGAAGGCATGAAGTTTTTGATAGACAGGGAATTTATGAATTGGATTCAAAAGCAAAAGCAAATCTAGTAAGAATAAGACAAGAACAAGCAATTAACAGACTGAAAGAATATGATCAAAAAATTCCACAAGATAAAGTAGAGTCACCATCAACGCCAACTTCCAGAGTTAGTAGTATCCAAAAAGCCGTAAGTGATAGACTCGTTAAAGAATTACCCCCTGGATTTAAATTACCCTTTTAATAATTAGCAGATGATGTTTCTTAACACCATAGTTAGATAGTACGCAAGGAAGGAATTTATAATGAATTGTGTTTGGGATGTGTACGAATTATAGGATTTAGTAAAATCTTTTTCATCAAGTATTTTCATTAACAAGATATTAACTTGTTGTTTAAAATATATTCGACTTCTAGTTCTTTTTAACTGCATTAATTTTCTTACAAAGACATAGTAGTCCTTCCCACATACCATAGATGTACTAGTAGCATCTTTAACAAATAATTGAAGGATTGTTTTTATATTATTCTGATATTTCAAATCATGAACTTCTCTAATTATCATATCAGCTATTGAAGTTCTAATCTAGTTATTTTCTTAGACTCTTCAAAAGCTTTTCTATCAAGACTTCTATACATAGTAATCTTTTTAACCGTATTATCAATAACTCTTTTTCCCTTTTCTAATGTGACAAGCTCTTCACCACCTTCTTCATCATCAGTTGGTTCAAGATGGGTTCTAATTCTAGAACCTTGCTTACTCGCTTCATAATAATGTTTGCCAAAACTTCTGACGCTTTGAGCAATTCTATGTCTTGATATTAATATAAAATCTTCAATTTTAGTTTTATTCCATTCAAGAATATCTCTTGTAAATCTTCTGGTAGCTTCTCTGGTTAAATGCATAATACTATTTCCAATTGTTTTTTCTCGTGAAAATAAATGAGTTTTCGTTAAATTCTCTAATGCATAACTAAATAGCTCAGGATTACAAAATTGGATTTGCCTGTTAATTAAATGACTGTACTGTCTTATCATGTGATACGTCAATACAGCTTCATACGCATCTTTCTTTCTTTCCTTTAAAAAAATATGCATTATAAATAATAGAAGATTTGTATCAGTCATTACAAGGAGTCTGTTTCTTACACTAATTCCTTTATAGTTTCTTTTGATAAAATCCTTTACATCTTTATCAGTTATTTGAAGCATATGAAGTATTTCGTGATAAGGTTTTTTAAGGGGAGGGTAGTAACATGGCTCCGATAGTTTTGACAATTCAAAGGCAGCTAACATTTTGAAGTATCTATGTAATCTTGGTATATCTATCTTTGCCTTTTTTAATAATTCTTCCATGATTAGAATATCCTAATTGAGATAGAGTCTTCATCGAAGTAAACATATTCTGGTCCGTATTCTAACAATTGTTTTTGTGTAAAATTATCAATATCAAAATTGAAAAAGACATTAGATTCTGGAGCTAATAATCTACAGTGCTCAACCCCAGCAACATTTTGAACTGTCTCGATTATTTCTGAACGATATATTGGTTTGTTTATTCCAAAATGAGATGTAAATTCTTCGACAAGGGTCTCACGAATATCATCTGCAAGGGTAGCAGTTGATCCAGAGTAAGAATCTAATTTGAATACATCTAAATTTAATTGTAATGGAATATTATAATTTGGTAGAACCCAACCAGGTTCATTATAAATATATTTTTGGCCTTCATTTGTAACATATACTATATCATCTGTATTTGGAGTTGTAAAAGTCCAAACCACATTAGTTGAATCAGAACATTCAGCTATATTACTATCTTGATTTAACCAGTCACCTACGCCATTTAATACTATATATCTATCTCCTGTACTACACGAAACTGGAGGGGTTGATCGTCTAGATATAACTGGCAATCGGTTAACTTCATTTAACTGCATATTCTGCATAACACCTGTAGTATTTCCAAATTTTACATTAACAAAATCAGTCATCATTTTGTAATCTTTAAATGTAAGAGAAGATAAAAGCGATTGTAAAACTTGAGATTCAAACTCTTGTTTATTAACTTCATCATAATATTCTTTTTCAATCACAGGAATATCGTAGACCGTAACACTGGTGGCATCTTCGACTGTATTTGATCGTGTAAGATTTTCTAGGGACTGCCTCAAGATAAAAGTATTTTGGTATCTTCCAATTTGCCCATCAACAGGATGAGTTAAAGTAAAATAATATGTTAATTCTCCATTTGGAATTATTGTATAATCTGGAATGGTCAATAAAAATAGTGACGCTGTTTGATCTAAATTCGTCATAGAAAATGTTTGACCAGATTCAAGAATTTCCATTTCAGCATCAACAGTATCAGCATCGACTTCAGTACTGTTATATCTCAATTCAAAAGTAATCTGGCTTCCAGATCTTTGAACTACTAAATTATCGGCGTTCATGACATATTCAGAGCTAAAACTTGTTACTAAAGTTGGAACTTGTTCAAAAGAAAACAATACATAGCTATAATCTGCGACTGAGTTCAATGAATTAATAGACATATCGAAAAGAGTATAAAAATCAACACCATTTATATCTATAACAGTATTTCTAGAAACTGTTGTAGTTCCAGGAGCAAATACAGTAAATGCATCCCTAGTGGGAACAATACCATCATTAAATAATAAGGTTATAAACAACATAATCTCGTTAACCTTAATATCAGATCTCTTTAATACGGGTAGTGAGTTTTCTGCTATAGGCGAATTATCAATAATGACATTTGCGTTAATGTAATCATTTTCAGTAACAGTTCTTTCTAAAGCTGTAAGATTAGTTATAGCATTTCTTCTAACTTCATCGATTGATTCTTCATCACTTCCTCCAACAGCAGCAGAAGTGTTTGTAACAGTGTATTGAACAATTTCTGTAAGACCTGCATCAGTATTGTTGTATATTCTATCTCCACTTCTTATAGAACCTGCAATTGCATTTCCGTCAGCACCTTGTGTTAATGATAGAGTAACTCTCACTGTACCTCCAGCAGGAGGTTGATATCCAATAATACCATTACCAAAAGAAAGAGAAATACCTGTTTCATTTCTTGTTAAAACGTATCCTTTTGTATTTTCGTCCATTAGATACAAACTACTAATTTCTGTCCATGTTTCATATCCAGCAGCGTTTGCCTTTTTCACGTCAACTATTACTTCCGCTAATTTTCCTGAAAATGGAACATCTAAACTAAAAAATTGATATGTCTGAAGATCGGCATCAATTTGGAATTCTTGTTGTTCTAAAGAAACTTGATTCATCGTTAGAACAAATGAAAATGTATTGGAATCGAGATCTACTACAACAGGAATATCATAAATTATATTTCCTTCTTGAGCTGTTATTTTAACTGATGTATTGCTAGTAACTTTAATTGTAGTTACATAATCTGCAGTAAATTCTACTCCATCATTTGCTTTGGCGACATATCCAAAAGGAATTGTAAATTCAGTGTTTGTATCTTCAAAACCAAGTGGCATTGTAAATAAAACATTAGCTTGAGCAAAACTTGCTAAACCTGCTTCATACCCTAAAAATGCAGCGAGATTATATACAGATTCAGGAAGTTGTGCTTTAGTTAAGAAGAATTCTCGATATGTTGATATTTGATAAAATAGAAGATTGCTCACCATAGTTGAAACTATTTCAACTATATAAGAAAGGAATGATGACTTCACTAAATCCACATTTTCTAACTCAAGATACTCTTGCAAAGCAGTTGTAACTTGACTTCGAGTCTCATCTCTTGAAAGATTTATAACTACAGATAATAGTTCATCGTTACCATTTGACATCCTTTAAGTCCCTTTATACAAGATAGAAACCACTATTACAATCAAACAATTCCTGTTTACATCTATCTCGTAATATATCATTTTTTGTTAATAAATTTGTTAAAAATTGAGCGTCATCTAGAGTATGAATTAATTTGTCATATTCATAAAATGTATATGTGTTACTGACTTGTAAATCTAGTTGATTTTGTGTAACGCTTTGTTCTATCTCAACTTTTAATCTCCAAAATAATCTATCAGCATTTACAGATTTTTCAATTCCAGTAACCGTGAAAATTGGATATGTATCGTTAGTGGGCTTCAACCATTCTTGTTCCATTTTGAATTTGTCATTTACAAGAGGTGTAAAGCCATATGAACTGGGGATAACAAATTGAGTTTCATTCTCTTTTATCAGACCAGTTTCTTGTGCATCAAATGGAGTTTGAACTTCTTCAATATAGTAAACTGGAATAAGTAAAAACTTATCCCACCTAATTCCAGATAGTTCACCTATCCTGTCATATGGCCCTCCCATAAGATTTTCATCATCCCAAATTGTTTCGTCAGTATTAATATGATAATATGTTGTTAAAAATGCGACAACACTTTTACTATAGCAATCATATATTAATCGTTGATACTCGTGAATATAATCATATATTCGAGAATATTTTTGCTGGTTTGACCAAATAGTCCTGCTTAAATCTGGTGGGTATGGTACAGCTCTTGCCATTATTGACCAGCCTCCGTTAATATATTTGCAAAAGTAAATTCATCAAAATCAACTGATAAAGTTCCTTGTTGTCCCTCATAATCTGCTACTATAATAACATTATATCCTTTTCCACTAGAGAGTAATGTTATTTCAACATCTTCAATTACAGCTCTATCATCATATAAACTTATTCTTTCAATTATTTCATCGCGTATAGAACTAATTGTTTCTTCATCTGCTGGTTCAAATACATATTTATATAGATCGCTTCCAAATTCTGGGTCATTAAGATATGTACGACGAGGAGTTAAAAGAATATTATTCCATGACGAAAGAATCACATTAAGATTCTGGATCCTTTTAAAATCGCCTCTAGATGATATTTTTGCAACATAATCTCTAAGGGTATTTTCAGAACCAACTACTTCTTTGAAAAACCTATTTAACAGATTAGCCATGTATTACAACCTCTTTGCAATCTCTTCATCTAATGCTTTTTTCTTATCATCCTCTAATTTAGCTTTCCACTTCAAATAATTTTGAAATCTATTTACAGGCATATCTACTGTATCAGGGTATGACTGTCCAGACATCTCCATACACGCAAATATATTGGATTCAAGCGTATCACGATACTGATTAACTACATCAGATCGTGTACACCATCCGAAAAAAGTTTGTTACAAGATCGATGTTTATATCTTCCTCTTCGCCACAATTAGTACAGGCAGAACGCATCTTTAATTCAATCCCATACTGGCCAAATTCATCTCTATATCTTTTGTGAATGACTCGCTTATCCTTAGCAGGTAGAGACATATAAGCATCAACAATATCTCCCCTATCACTATAAACAACTGTATCTCCTTCTTCAGGATTCTCTTGAAATTTATCAATCACTAAAGTTTCTGTAATAACATCCATTTTAGAACCAGGTTGTAAAGCTAAGGTTTTCATAGCTGTCATTTCATCATAAAGAGTTGGTTGTTTGACAAAAGCAGTAACTCCTGTAGTTCTTTCTAGTTCAACCGGAACTTTTTTGTTAAGTATATCTTTACCTGGATATTGATTATAGTTAAAGGTCGAAGAAGCTTTAACAGTAACTGCATATTCTTTTTGACAGGCGGAGCAGCTAATGTCATAATTACGTATTTCTTCATATGAGATGTGATATAAACCGTATAGTAAAGCATCACGATCTTTAAGAGTTACATTCTTAAGAAAATCCTCATACTCCACTATTCCTTTCGGTTTAGATACAATTGAGTCATAGATGCATTTATTTAAATGCTCATGAACTTTTGATGGGGTCATTAAACTTCCCTTAAGTCTTTCTTCCTCCTGGACATTAAGGGATCTCAAGGTATATGAAGCATTTGTCTGAGGAGTGATAACTTCATATTCCGGAAACTGTACATTGAAACCTTTAAACATACTACCTCCTTTCTATTCAGATCAAATAGATTTTCGTACTATCACTTTCGTTTATTAATAAATAAGGGAGGGGTCAAATGAGATTGACCCCCCAAAACTTATTTTATCTGAGGGCAGCAATTTTCTTATTGACTGCAGCTTTACAAGCTTCTGGATTTTTAGTCTTAGCACAAGCGTGAACAGCTTTTGCAAGATCAGCAGCTTGAGCAGCTTTAGCTTTGCCCTTAAATTCTTTCATGCACTGAGTCTTAGCAGCGCCTGACTGACCGGAACATGCTTTAGCAGCTTTACTCAAGAATCTCTTGTATGTTTTCGCTGACGCATAGATCAGAAGTGCAGCTAAAGCAGCACCACCTAGAGCTTGGCCTGCCCCAGTTTTAGCAAAAGCTGAAATTTTCGGTCCAGCTTTAGCAGCTAAATCCATAGCTGATTGACCAGCAGCTTTTAGTGAAGCCAAAACATTTGAAGCATGTTGACCAACTTGGCCAGCAAGTGATACATCTCCACCTGGTACATTCATAGTTTCTGCACCTGCACTTTTAGCTGCTTTTAGATTTCCAAAATATGCTGTTTCACCTTCCAGAATAGTAGCAACAGCAACATCTTTGTGTTGCATAGCGAAAAACTCTAGAACTGGTGCTTGGGTTGAAAGGGCTGGAAAAACTGAATCAACCTTTCCCATGAAATCTGCAAACGCATCGGATCCCATAGCTTCGCTGATCATAGCCGCATCCATTAAAACACACTCTTTCAGATAACTGAAAAGTGCAACCTCTGAAACATGATCATATTTTTCTTCTGGAAGCTTTCCCTCTACTAATAGGCTCATTATTTCATAATCAGATGCCTCATTGATCAGAAATTCAGCCAATGCTTCCGAATTTTCACTACCAGAACTTCCAACGATCTCTGCTAATGATTTTCTTGCGGCTAACAAGAAAAGAACTGAATCACCAATAGTTTGATTTTCTGTAATATACATCGTATCTTGTCTCCTTCTCCTATGTAATATTTAATTTAACTCGCTGATGCTACTCTATCACCATATTTGTCAATTACATTAGACTTCATTTGATAGATACCTTCAGCATATTCCTCACACTTGGCTTTAACCCAATCTTCGTGCCAAATGTAGTCAACGTTGAACTCGATTTCCATATCCAATCTCCCAACAGTTTCAACGTCACTTGCAAATAAGTCTTGAGGATCTTTTGTTGGGAAAACCCCATCATAAGCTGCGTAGTACTCAACTGCTCTAACATCTGGTGATGTAGTCCAGTAATACATAATTGCAGCATATGTTCCTTTAGAGTAACCAGATAACTGATCACCTTCTTCTAAAGCCGTAGTACCAGAACGATAGTCTCTAATCATCTTGACCCAACCATGCATAATGTTCTGAATCGGAGTACCATTAAATTCTAAGAATTTAACTGATACAGCATTACCATAGTCAACATTTCCAGGTACAGCCCATTTGATTCCACCAAGGCCTGTGAACTCAATCTTATTTAGAGTTCCTCCTGGTGGAGTAACCGACAAGCATGCCCCTGCAAGAATATTTCCAATTTTTGTATTATCATCGATTCCTGCATACTGTGGTAAAAGTCCAGGAAGTCTTGGAAAATATACAAAATGATAACCAGTAACGTAAGGATCAGCAACCCCAGCAACAGTACCACCGAAGTTACGGCTTAAACGGTTTTCTTGTACTTGCGCAAATGAATTTTTTACTGCCATTTAAGATTAACCTCCTAGTGTATTCATTCTCTTTGTAATTTGATTCTTAACAGCATTCCAATTTCCACCATAATGAAAAGCTTTATCATCAATATAAAAATCTGCTGCTAACTTTTCAGCTGTAATTAAATCGTAATGAATCCCGTAATTTTTCAACCAATTCTCGACTTTCATGATTTCTTTTCTATAATCTGTGCCTTGTTCTTCACTATTTGTTTTCGACGCCCTGGTGGTGAAAATAACTATTTCATACCCATGATTCTTGAGCCAATCAATCATTTCTTTAGCACCTTTTGATGGAGAATCATAGATATCTCCATCTCCATATCCTTTAGAATATCTATGGATCGGGCCATCAAAATCTATCATGACTCGATTATTTCTTTCTGAAGAATGTTGATACTGCTCCGGGTAATATTTTCTGAATACAACTTTTTTCTTTCTTTTCTTTGGTAGTTCAAATGAATCTATTGCGAAGCCCATCCCAGCTGCTTCAGTTTTATTTAACATTTCTAAATACTCATCTAGTTTCATATATATCTACCTAAGTTTTATATTTTGTTCTAAAGTTTTAAACATATTGTCAGAAAAACTATATATATTAATTAATGAAAACAAAATCATTTATTTTTTATAGGAGGTGATAGAATGTCAAAATCTGGGGGTGGAATAGGAATTGGGGGGCTAATTTTTTGGGCTTTAATAGCATATTCTTTTTTCGGTGGCGATGATGATGAAGATAAAAAAGCAATTGATGTAGAAGTGAATACAGATGTAGAAATTTCAGATGAACTAAAAGAGAAAGCCAATCATGCTCTTGATAAAGCTAAAGAGGCAATAGATGTAGCTAAGAAAAAATTTAATAAAGATAAAGAAGAAAATTTCGGAGAAGACATACAAACTCCTCCTGAAGAAATCAAAAAAGAACCAGAAGTTAAAGAACTAAAAGAAGAGGAGGGATTTAAACCAATATGAAAAATTCTGCACAAACTATCGTCGATAAAAAAGATCGTATTGCTATTGTAAGCACTTTCGATAAATGCTTCAGTAATACAGACTATGAAATATTTTTTAATACAGAGACTGGATTGGAAGTTTTAAAAGGAAAAGATGATAAACCTGACCCCTTTGTTACAGAACTTCCAACCCTTCTAGATATTGGAATTATGGGTCATTGCCATAACCAATGTGGGTTTTGTTATCAAGGTAATGATGAGCAACCAAATATGACGTTTGAGAACTTCAAAACAATAATCGACCAAGTTAAGCATCATGTGAACCAAGTCGCTCTAGGAGGAAGAGGGGACCCCAATAAACATGAAGACTTCAAAAAGATTGTTGAATATTCTCGAAAGAATAAGGTAGTTCCAAATTACACCACAAGCGGAAAAAATCTCACTGATGAAGAGATTGAAATATCTAAACAATGTGGCGCCGTGGCTGTAAGCGATTATGGAACACCAACCACTTATGAAGCAATACAGAGATTCATTGATGCAGATATAAAAACAAATATTCATCTGATGTTTACAAATGCCTCATTTCAAAAATGTTTGAAAATAATTCTTGGATACAATCCATGGATAGGAGGAATTGAAAGATCAGAACTGTTTGATATTAAAAAACTAAATGCTGTAATATTTCTATTGTTCAAAGCTCAGGGAAGAGGTGCAAATTGTCCAGACATGGCACCAAACAAATATCAATTAAAAGTTGTTGCCGAATCAATTTTAAAATCAAGAAATACATTCAAAATTGGTATGGACAGTTGTCTGGCAAATCACATTTTTAAATTCACAGAAGTTAAAGGGTTGAATAAATTATCTCTTGACTCTTGTGAAGGTGCCAGAATGTCAGCATATATTACTCCAGATATGAAGATGATGCCATGCAGTTTTGCTGATCATACATCATTCTCTGTTGATATGAAAAAACCAATCGAGTACATTTGGCAAAAGTCAAGACCATTTACGAAATTCAGAACAGTATTGAAGAAAACTCCGTTCTCATGTCCAGCAGGTTTCTAAATGAAAATAAAATCAGATTTCGTAACAAATTCAAGTTCTACATCGTTTATAGTTGCGTGGCCAATAAAAATTGTAACTATAGACGATGTTTCAAAATATGTATCTCCAATTGAAAAAGCAAAAATCGTCTATCAAGATGCTATAAAGCAAACACCAAAAATTATAGAAAAGACCAGAAAAACATATCATGCTATATTTGACCAATTGTCAAACGATTATGGATTATCATATTATGACATCTATGATAAAATTGCTGAAAGGGAAGGAGTAACTGAGCATGAATTAATAATGAATCCTCAATGGAATTCTATAGCATGGGAAGAACTACAAAAAAGTTATCGATGTAAAGCTGAAGAAAAAACAATAGATTTTATCAGACAAACAGAGGGATATTATCTTTACTTTTTCAAGTATGCTGATGAGGATGGAGACTTTATGTCTGAAATGGAGCATGGAGGAACATTCAGTTCAGTGCCGCATATTGCAATATCAAATCACTAACGAAAAATAAGCGAGCCAGATTATTATTCTGACCCGCTTATTTTTTTTGCTTAAACGATGAAGAAGTTCAGCTCAATTTGTTCAACTGTTCTGGTTGGATCTAAAGTAATATTTACATGGAAGCGTTTTGTTTTTCTTTCATACTCTGTCGCTGAAACTTCCACAGAATAATCATTTAGACCTCTACGTTTCTTAATCTCTTCTAAGAAAGAAACAATCTGTCCAGAAACTTGAGCCCAAGTAATTGGATCATTTTGCTCAAAGATAAAGAATCGGCAGAACTGTTCAATAGCTCGTTTTACATATAGAACCATTCTCACAATATTCAAGTCTGATAGAGCACTTGATTTAGCTTGAGAAGTTAACTGACCCCACATTACATATCCTTGAGCGAACTTAACAATTGGATTAAGTTGTTTCAGATACAGTTGATCCCTTTGACCAAGTCTTGGGTTGTATCTCAATTCCTTAATACTATCAATTGCTGCTCTATTGAAACCTGCAACAGCAAACCAAATCTCTGCTACATTATCATTTCTAGGTAATAGATATGCCATATGATACATTGGTGAGAACCATACATCCTGACCCGTAAATGGATCTGAAACCTTGTTGAATGATTCATAAAGAGCTACAAAGTAGTTATTCATTGTGTTGATATTAGCTCTTGTTGAAAGTGCAGCATTGACGCTTGCATTATCTCCATTATCAATAAGACCAACACAGTCACGTCTTGTTTGACATAAGCTGCTAATTTGAGTCTTAACATCAGATGGATAACCAGCATCATAAACAACAGAGAACCAAATATTTTCAACATCTAATACTCTATCTTCATTTTCACCAGTATACGGATTAGTCACTAAGCCAGCATATGCTTGCTCAAGCAATGTTTCTGCTTCAGCAGTATCTAGAGCTCCGGTTGCAGTAACTAATGAACCTTCCGATCCTTTTCTCAAAGGAATAGGTTCAGCAGATGTAAATGCAGTTGCGATACTCACTTTTGAAGCTTTAACTAGATAAGTAGTTGTTGAAGTAGGATCAAAATCTGAAGTTGCTCCATTCCATCCTGAAGTTCCGCCTGTAAGATTTCTATCTGGAAAGACATTTACAGTTTCGTTGTCTAATCCTGATGAAGCTCCCATCCATCCCCAAATTTCATTTCCTTTGGCATCTTTAGCAATCACAACATAAGCAGCATTTCCAGTTTCTGGAGTTGTTTGCCAATCTGAAAAATCCTGTTTAATATCTGT